TGAAAAAGCGTTACTTCTCTCAACATGTAGAGTCAGTAAAATATATTGGGTCAGCGTCTTCTCTACAGCGAGACTTTTCTATTCTCGTCCTGTATTAGACGTATCTACCATAGCTGGTGGATTCGAAGGGAGGCTCTTTGGGCTTCTGAAGATTAAATACTTCAAAGCCACAAAGAAAGTTATTAAATCATTTCGGAGGGCAAATAAATTTGTCATCCGGGACTGGAGTGCTAAATTCAAATGGCACATTAGTGGAGCTGGTGGCCCTAACGGGACACTCAGCTACACACAGTTTCAAAATGATCTACGAGCTCTTAGCAAAAGTAGACTGCTAATAGGAATCGTTTACCTATTCTCAGTTCTCCCATATGTTAACAAGTGGGAGACTACTCTAGCTATTAGGGACGCTTTTCTTGATTCTATCAAGAAAGGTGAGGAATCCTCTATTCATTCGAGGCTTGTCTTCCTTAGCGATAAGGGGGGCAAGACAAGGGTGATTGCGATAGGAGACATCCTTTCGCAGAGTATTCTAAAAACGGTACATCAAAGGTGCAACATATATCTTAAACATATTACACAAGATGGTACCTTCGATCAAGATCGATCACGTCGTTTTATCAAGAAGATGACTGAGGAGCCTTTGGCTCCCCTTGCATCGATTGATTTAACGGCCGCGACTGATAGAATGCCGGCACTATTCCAAGTGTTCGTACTCGTTAGTCTTCGCATCCTGAACCCTTTACAAGCGTTCGGGTGGTGGTGGGTCACAACATGCAGAGATTTTTCTTATAAAGATAAGGAAGGTCTCCCAGCTAGTGTAAGGTACACTGTGGGACAACCTATGGGGATTTTGTCGAGCTGGCCAGTGATGGCCATCTCTCACCATTTCCTTGTAAGATTGTCTTTCTCTGTTCAAGGTTATAATAATCTTGAAAAATGTCGTTATTCCGTGCTAGGTGATGACCTGGCTTTACTGGATCACGATGTGGCAGAAGTTTATTTGGATTTAATTGATTGCTTAGGCATGAAGTTTTCTCCCGATAAGACATATATATCATATGGGGTAGCAGAGTTTGCTAAAAGCTTATTTCGCTATGGAGAGGATTTAACGCCCTTTCCCGTTGCCTTGTTGGTATTTAATAAAAACACAGTTGTATCAAACACTATAGCTATCATATCCGAGTGTGTCAGGATTAAATTACCTGTCACTTCTTCTGATATCTTGGGTACATTCCCTAGACGATGGAGAAACTTGGTGCTGTTAGCCATGTTGTCACCGTCAAGTCCAAAATCTACTCTAGATTTACAGCCTAGAGAGGATCATTGGATTTTCCTACAATTTGTTTATTGCAAAAAGATTAAGTACTTTTCACGATTGAATACCGTGAGATCTAGTACCCATGCTTTTGCAATTAACGATCCTGGTAACTCTGGTAAGTATTTGGCTAGTCCATACTTACAGATTGCTAA